CTCGAAGGTTTGTAAACAAAACGAGTTGTTTTAGCGCGTGACTCAAGGTCACGAGGGTTCCGGTTTGTGTTTTCAGCCATTTGATTTCTCCAATTTTGCTACTTCGTTTGCGTACTGCTGCGGTGTAAGTCCATACCTCTTTGCCAACGCTACTTGCGTCGGTGTCAGTTGTATCTTTCTTGCGCCCGTAGAGCGAGTTGCTGGTGCAACCACCGAACTAGGTCGTTTGGAGCCATCGCCGGAACGTGGCTTGTCTTCACTACCGAATACTTCCGGAAATGTTGACTTCATGCGAGCATCAATGCGCTCGAAATATTCATCAGAGCGGGGGTCAAGTCCCGAGTTGACTAGTTTTTGGTGCAGCCCTAGTGCAAAGCTGGTGTGTTCCTCGTATCCCGTAGAACCGAACCACTGGTTTTTAGCCTGCCAGCGAACAGTTTTTTCGTCGATTTCTGGACGTGATACTTGTGGTTGAGTTTGTACAGTAGTTTCTGCGTCTTGTAAAGGGGGTGCGCGGAAGTTTTTTGCAGCCTCGGTTCGCATCTTGGCGTCCGTCATGGCTTCTTGGGCTGCAACTAAGGCATCTGCGTCACCAGATTCATACGCTGCTTTGTATTGCCGCTTGGCATTTTCCAGCTCGCCGTCGGCCACCTGTTTGATGGAGGCTGCGTATTGTTCAGTGCCAGACTTAACATACTCTTTAAGTTTGGTGTTCTCACTGACCATGTGCTGGGCGAGGCGCTCAAGCTCCTGCTTTTCACGCAGCAGCGACTCTTTCGCCCTGCGCTCATCGTGACGGGCATGAGTTAGCTCTTTGATACGTTTTTTGACGCCGTCCGAATAGCTTTCAATTTCTTCGTCGGTGGGGTCTTCTATCTCCCGGTCCAGTGGCTTGCGGCCACGGTCTTTTTCGGGGGTGTCATCAACGATCTCGACCTCTACTTCGTCGGCGGAAACGGTGATTTCAACGTCTTTATCGTTATCGTCAATCTCATCTGGAAATTTAAAAGCAGGCATTTTTGCTCCTTAAGCGCGGGTGTAACCCCGGGGATCTTGCACAACACATTCAATTTGGTCGTCGTTCAGCACCCTGAACTCTTTACCAAACACTCGAAAGCGCGTACCGGTGTAGGTACGCACGAGCACAAAGTCGCCCTCTTTACACCATGGTCCTGATGGAAATTTGGCGGTATCTTTGTACGCATCTGGCCCGAGCTTCATAACCCAAAGCACGGTTGTGGCGCTCTCTTCGAGGCGCATGCTTGCGGTATCTCGGATAAGGTCCAGAGATGTCCCAGCAAGTTTCTCGTCTACGGCAGGCACGATACACAGCATCTTGTAGCCCGTCGGTATAGGCAAGGCGGACGCTTTATCGTCGTCATCCTCTGGCTTATCTAGGGGCTGGATGTATTTGGGTAAGGTAATACCCGGGGGCAGAAGGATTTCACTCATCTGTTTGTTCAGCTTTCTTCACAAGGTCTAGGAGATGGCGCTCTGCGATAGCCAGACCCTGAATGGTTCCGCAGAGTTTTTGATATTCCTCAAATGAGCGACACGCCCCACTGGCGGCATCATCCGCATAGTTGTTCATGTCGGTGCGTATTTGTTCGCGCAATACACGGGCAAAGTCCTGAATCATGATGTTTTCCTCAGTTTGGCAACCTCAATGGCTGTTTTGTCTTGCTGTGCTTGAGCTTTAAGCGCAAGTTCTTGTCCTTTAATTTGTGCATCGCTCTGATTCTTTTGAGCCTTGATCTGCACTTCGTTTTCTTTGATTTGCAAAGTTTTCTGTTGCATTTGCACAACAGGATCCTCTGCCAGCTTTTTGATCTCTTGCTGAGCGGCTTGCGCTTGGTTTTGCTGCAAGAGTTGCTGAGAAGCCTGCGCCAGCATTTTGGACAGCGAGATTTCGATCTCCGGAGGCAACTGTTCTCCCTCTGGAGGCAGCGGCATGCCGAGTTGCTGCTCGATCTTCTGGCGATAACCAAAGCCAACGTGCTCTGCAATGTGGGCCATGGCCGCAGCCTGCATTGCCCCCGCCCTTGGGTTTTGGCCAATCAACTCCATGATGATCGGGTCTTGCATCGCAGACTGGTGGACCTGAATATGGGCCTGATGGTCCTGATGCTGGAAGGCTTTGACGGGCTTGCCTTTGAGGATGTTCTGGTTCTCAGAGACCGGATCTGTCGGCTTCTGATCTTCGTCCATGGGAACGAGCTTGTCCGCATTTTTGATACCTAGAACGTCCAACATACCCCGGTGCAGTTTTGGCAGGTCGTAGATGTCCGGCGCGGATTGAGCCAGTTGAATAACCGCCTGATACTGCACCACCCGCTGAGAAAGGGTAGCTGCGTTGGGGTCGCTTACCGGCAGGATGTCCACATGGCGATAGTCGCCCTTTTTGGCCCTTGGTCCTTGCTCGCCGTCCGGCTCGTAGGTGTACTCGTCATCGGTGTAGTCCCGAATGATCGCCGCCAAGAGTTGAAGTTCCTGCTTCAGGGCAAAGTGGACCCGAGCCTGAACTGCGGTCATGACCTTGAGTTGTCTCTCCAGCAGAGCCAGAGTGGAGCCTACGGGCGCATTGGCACCCATGTCGCTGATCTTCATGTCTGCGGTGGCTGCAAACCTGCGGCCCTCATCCACAATATTGCTCAGTAACGCCATCAGAACCTGACTCGGCTCTTTGTAAGGCAGCGGCAAGATGTTGTCTTTGATCGTGCCGGAACCCACATCCACATCTCGGAACTCGCCCGGGGCGATTGGGGTATCGTCGCCCTTGATCCGCAGACCACGGGACTTCAGACCACCGGGCAGGTTGCTCAAGGTACCTGCGTCGATCAACTGACGCATCAAGCTGGTGGCCGAGTTGGCGAAGCCACCAATCAGGTGGAACAAACCGAAGCCATACGCACCAAAGCCGGGGATGTATTGGTAGTGGACAAAGTGCTGGCGCTTGAGGTGAAGATCATCGTCCTCCTTCCAGTTGCGCCGGATGGACAATTTGGTGTTCGTTCCGCGAAGGAAGGTCACCACATACGGCAGAGCAATACCCGTGGGTTCGCCGTCATCGTCCTTGTCGCACAATGGATCGTCTTTGATGCACAGCTTGACGTGGCTCTCACACAGGGTGAAGCGCTCGTCGTTTAAATCAGCAAAGCCGGTCTCTTTGTCCTTGGCCTTGTTGATCTCATCAATCGCTCGATCGGGACTGCCGATGTCTACATCGCAGTAGAACCCGGCCTGTTGTAGCTCCATGATCTCGTTCTTGGTCTTGCGCATAACATGCGTGACCCGATAGCAACTCTGTATGTCTGATGTGCCGTAAGGCAGCAAGATGTCTTCTGCGGGGATGAAGATCGAGGTCTGGCGTCCAATGCTTGGGTCGTAATACACCTTCTTGAAGGCCGAACCCGTGGCCGGTAGGCTCCACAACATGCGTTCATGCTCCGGGCGGAACTCCTGCATGACCTCGGTCAATTGGAAGTTCATGTCATCCTGAACCCTCTGAGCCGCCTCTTTCTTGATGGGGGTGTCCTTGCCCATGATTTTGGTGCGGACGGGACCCTGCGCTGGGAATGTCTCAGTGATGGTTTCCGACTGAAAGCGGACCACCGCCTCGGTGATCATCGGGTGGAAGACGCCGGATGCGCCGTCCCACGGCTCAGTGCGCTCCTCAATCTGAAGGCCAAGAAGCTTCAGGCCGGTTACATAAGCTTTTTCCCACTCCTTGCGGGAGTTCTTGTCATTTTCAATGTCGCTGGCCAGATCACTGATCAACAAGGACATCGCGCCCTCTGGAAGAAACTCAGCAAGGTTGGCATCAAAATCATCAATGCTTGGCTCACCCTTCTGGATACTGATCTCAAGATCTCCAATTCCAATGTTGACCTCTTCAGGGTCAATGATCTCAATCTCAATGGCTTCTGCTGCATCATCCTCCATGGGTTGCTGGTAGAGGGCCTTGTCGATATTGGTAGCCATAGATATTCCTTAGTAATACGCAGCTTTGCGGCGAAAGCTTGGTTGATCTTCTTCATCGCTCTCGAGGTGTATAAAGCCTCCACGCCTAAATCTCAGTAACGCTTGACTGGTTGAGTCAACAAGGTCATCGTTGTCCCCGTTTGGAAAGGACGCAATCTCCTCCATCAACTCATCTGCCCATCTGGTGTCTGGACACCAAACCACGCCCGACGCAAAAAGATCGGAAATGGCGTTTACACGCGCAATCTTATCGCTTCCTTTGCCCGGTGTATATTCCGAAAGAGGAACACCTATCTGGCGAAGCTCATAAATGAGGGGGGCACCTGCGGCTTTTTTCTCAATGATCAGGGTGTCCGGCTCCCACTCCTGATAAAGCTCCAGCGCCTTCTGCTTTAACTCCGGGAACTCCATCCGGGCCTTGAAGGAGTCCAAACAGATGATGTTTGTCCGGTTTTCACCCTGATTGTTGGGGTGGTCGAAGACCCCCCACGTGGTGCAAGCTGAATAGTCTGCGCGGTTTGTCTTCTCGAAGGCGGTATCCCAGCTCTGGATGATGTAATCACAGATAGGCGGGGTCTCCGACTGCCAGATCTGCCACATGTCGCGCTTGATGATCGCGTTCCCCTCGGATGTGGGGTTCTGTTGGTACTGCGCTTCCCATTTGGCGACTGGAATCTCCGCTTTAATGGCTTCCAGCTCTTCCTTTTTCCAAAAACCGGGCCACAAAGGGCTTCCGGACGGCAGAATCGCGGGGAATTCGATCACTTCCCAGTCGTTTACACCATCTTTTTCCGAATTCTTGAGGATGGCGCCGGTCAGATCTCTCTTGGCCCACCGGGTCATCACAATAATGATGGCCCCACCGGGCTGTAAACGCTGCCTAGGGCCAGATGTGTACCACTCATACACATTGTCAAACACCGCAGGGTTGCCTTGCTTTGCCTCCTGCTCAGAATGAGGGTCATCAATGATCAGCAGATCCGCACCCTTACCAGTGACGGCGCCACCAACACCAATAGCGAAGTAATCTCCGCCCATGTCGGTATTCCATCGTCCTGCGGCTTTTGAGTCAGAGGAGAGCTTGGTGTCAAAGATCCGGCTGTAGGTCTCGGAAGAGACCAAATTCCTCACCTTCCGGCCAAAACCCACGGCAAGTTCTGCGGTGTGAGCGGTCTGGATAATCTTCTTCTCCGGGAACTTGCCCAGAAACCAAGCCGGGAGCAAAAAGGAGGCAAACTCAGACTTTGTATGTCGGGGAGGCATGTTGATGATCAACCTCTTCAACTCCCCCTTAGCCACCCGCTCAAAAGCGTTGGCCATGATCTGGTGGTGCTTTCCGGAAATAAACCCCGGCCACATGTGAGACGCAAAATAGATAAACGACTCATTGCACTTCTCAATCCTGTCGTACTCAAGCAACATCATGATCTTGGCTCGCTCAAGCTCATCAACCATAGGGATCAAGTTCTTGTACTCCTCGACCTCCGCCCGGGTCATCATAGAGAGGCTACTCCCCGGACACTGCGGTCAATCAGCTTGATCGAATTGAACTTGTACGGCCTGATCACCAACAACCCCTCATCCTGAAGGATGTGGACAACCCTGTGGATGTTTGCCTTGCTCTTCAATCCCAAGCCCCGGGCAATCACGGCATACGACGGCGGAACGCCGTGTAAACGCACGTAAGCACGAATGAAATCATAGACGAGTTGTTGTTTGGGACTCATGTTTAAACGATTGTACATCAGCTTACGAACGTTCGCAATGGCCTCTTTTCCAAAAATATATATACCCCCCGGGGGTCTGGTTTCGAAAGAGAAGGGGGGGTCTGTTGAAATAGTTTCGTTTGAGTGGATTAGAGCGTATAGGGTAGACGGGTCTCCGGCGCCGCAAAAGGAGGGTGGGGTACGGGTGGGGTGCGGCTGATGACCGTTTACACGCTACGCATAGGCTTGACGTTGTCCAGTAGCTTGAGATGCCCAGACAACTCCTTGCGTAACTGCTCTGCGGTTGGTTTGGGAGCAACTGCATCTGTGGCTATCTGGAACATGCCAGCCGCTCTGCCCATCAACTCCAGTGCTTTCAACCGTGATCCTTCCTGCTTGCCTCCTTTGGTCAGTGCCAGCAACTCTTTCATCACATACCGTTTCGTTGCCGCCGTGTCTTCCGCCAGCACTTCGATGGTCTCACCCCAAGCATCTTGGAGCGCTTTCTGGATGCGTGGATCACGGCTCAGCCTGTAGGCGCTGGATGTGATGACCTGATCTGATCCTTTGGCGTTTGGGTATGCGTCTCTGTATGCTTGACGCATGGTCTTCCCAGCGATACAGCCTTTGGTGAATTCCATCTGGCTTGCTGTCAGTGGTTGAATCTTCCTGTAGTCTTCAGTGCCTCTTGGCTTTCCGTCTACTCTCATTACTGGGGGTTCTGCGCGAGAGGCTAACCGTTCCGCTTCGCTGATCTCCGGCCCGTCATCTTCTGTATCTGGCTCCTGCAAGTGAGCATCCTCCAGTGCTTGAAGCAGTTCGTCTTTGCTGGCCCGTCCGGCCTTTTTTGTATCAGTCATGTCTCATGTCCTGTGGTTAATTACAGCCTGTTTAAACATCCAGCACCGTTCTCAGGGCTGAGTCTACCAGAGACGTTTAAACCTGTCCATGCTACCCATGCACCAACCCATCCCTGATCGTGCCTTGTAGGCACTTCTGCAATACTTAGGTACTAGAAAGTTGTCCACAATTCAGTGCATAACCTTGAGTTATCCACACCCTTCTGTGGATACTGTGGATAAGTTTCCTACTACTTATTCATTGCACAAACCCCTGCAAGCTCGCCGTTTAAACGGTTGATACCAACCTAGCCTGTCACCCCTTCAGCGCCTTGTAGACCCTCTTACCCAGAGCATTGATCCCACTATATAGAGCGCCGATTCCACTGGCAGTGCCCCAGATGCTGGTGATCTATCTAAGGGTAAACCCTATTAGGGAAAGTCCCTATGGTTGAGTGTTTACACCACAGTCACAATCTCTCTCATGGTGCTAGTAATTGCACTGCTGATCACAGCAAGCTACGACTCCGGTCTGACGCTACCTGCCACACGGTTTAGATGTGGACAGTGAACGGCTCACTATAAAGTCGGTCTGAGGCGGTCTCGGTGGCAACACCCCCCAGCAATGGGTGCAAATCAGATCTGGTTATGCCAGATACCCCAACAGGTCAGGGTAGACAAGACAACCCATCTCTCCCACTGAGAGAGTCAAAGGAAGCCCATCACCGTGGGCTTTTTTGGATTCTGTTTAAACCACTCTGAAAGGCTCATCATGTTCCACATTCCAGCGCATCTCAATACCCAAACCCCTCCCGCTCAATTCAACCCAAAGTAAGGACTCACCATGACTACTCGACTCACTTCCCCCCTCGCCATCCATGTCAAGTGGGCAAAGGATGCCCTCGCCTTGGCCCACAGGGCCTTTGCCAAGAACCCCTCTGCCACTCACTGGGACGTGCTTCAACGCGCCGCCATGACCTACCAGCAGATCGAATGGGCCAGCCGCACCCATACGATTGACCGCGAAAAGCTGGCCTTTAACCTCGACTCCAACCCTATCAATGAATGGCAGAACGTGATCTGCCGCGCAACGCTGGGCGTTGGGGTGCGTACCGCTCTGCGCGACTCTGCAATTATTTAACTGGAGACCAACCATGAACCATCAAGACCGCACCGCCTACGCTCAGGCGTTTAAACGCAAGGCCAGCGCCTATGACATGGGCACGTGCCGCCGTGCCATTGCTGACATTGACCAGACTCTGCTGATCCATGAGTGCCGCTCGACTTGTTACGCACCGTCTGACTACGTCATCAAACTGTGGATCGAGCGTGATGCAATGCTGGATCGTCAGTCTGACATTTGCCGCCAAATTGTTCGTGAACTTGAAAGTGAGGAATGACATGTACGCAATTCTGACAACCATCGTAGCCGTGCTGACCATCTGCATGACCCTGCCCCTCGTTGACGGGGGCTGGCTCTTCATTGCTGGCCTCATCTGGGGCAGTGCAATGCTGGGCGGGGTCATTGCAACTGCTATCAAATAAAAAAGACTACCCCTTTTAAACATGCTACAATTACCATCAAAGGAAAATTACTATGACTACGACTAACCGTGAAGACTGGCTCAGCGCCGCCGTCTCTGAACTTCGTCCCTTTTTCGAGGCGGTGGGCAAGCCACTGCCAGCGAACGTACGTGTCACGTGCGGCTTCCCATCGAACGCCAAGCGCTCCGGTGCAATAGGTGAATGCTGGGCTGACACTGCCAGCGCAGACAAGACCTTTGAGGTCTTGATCAGTCCCGTGCTGGATGACCCTGTCAAGGTCTTTGAAGTGCTGGTGCATGAACTCTGCCATGCCACTGCTGGCGCTATGAACCACGGGGTCAACTTCCAAAAGGTAGGCAACCTGATGCACCTTGCCCCGTCCCCTACCAAGGCTGGCTGGAAAGCAACGGGTCAGGCCGCGACCTTTGCCGCTACGTACGGCGAGATCATCAAGAGCCTTGACTCTTACCCTCACGCCGCCCTGTCCATGACTACCAAAAAGACGCAAGGCACTCGCATGCTGAAAGCGGTCTGCCCGTCATGCGGGTACACCGTGCGTCTCACCAGCAAATGGGCCGCTCTTGGCCTACCGTCCTGCCCACAGGATGACGATACCCTCAACCTTGTTTAAACGGAGTACCTTATGACTGACGCACAAATCAAAATGGAAATTCTCGCACTGCCCATAGCGGTGGTGATGGCGGCATATGCGGTGCGTAGCACCAAGGTGCTGAGCGGTACAAATGCGGAAATCAAGAGCAAAGCCGCCGATTTTCTGGTGACCAAGGTGCGTGACGGGTCTATTGATCTGGACGCTATCAGGGGCACTGCCCCCGTGACTATCACCAACGGCGTGACAGCAATCATGGCTCAGAACGCGACACTGTCCACTGCACAAGCCGTTGCATTGGACGGCATCACTCAGCGCCTGAGCAGTGACCGCGCCCTGCTGGACTCTATACGTGCAGTGGCAGAACGTGCCGACAACAACGCTATAACAGGGCTTAATGCTCAAAAGCAACTTGACGCGAGCGTCAGCCGCGCCTTGGCGGCGCTGGAGCAGGACATTGAGGCCAACCGCCAGAACATAGACCGCCTCGCAGTTAGCACGGTTGATGACCGTAAGGTTGCCGCTGAGGTTGCTCTGGCCATCGACAAGGCGTTTGCTCCGTTTAAACAGTCAGTGATTGATGCTGGCGCTGAGGCGGTGATTGCCAACGGCGTGAGCGCCAAGGTGATTGGGTCTGAGACCGCCCTCAACGTGTTTGGCGTGGACGTCAAGGATGCCAAGGGCCAGCCCCTGATGGTTGACATCTGGGATGCCGTGGACGCACCCGCAATTGACCCCAACTTCGTTTGGACAAGCGGCATCATCAAGCACCTGTTGCTTTCCCAAAACACGGGCGAAAACCTGTGGTTTGGCGGTGAAAAAGGGACTGGAAAGAGCGAGACCGCCCGTCAGTTTGCCGCCAAAACAGGCCGCGCCTACACCCGCATCAACTTCCACAAGTACACCACGACTGAGGACTACGTGGGTTGCACGGGTCTGGAGAACAGCGCAACGGTGTTCAAAATGGGTGCGTTCATGACTGGCTTTGTCTCGCCCTCGACTGTGGTTTTGCTGGACGAGGTCAGCAACTGCGATGCTGGCGAACTGGCTACCCTGAACGGGTTTCTGGAGCCTAACTCTGCCGTGAGTTTTGGTGGTCAGGTTCGCCGCCGTGCGGCTGGTGTACTTGTGTTCGCCGCAGACAACACGCTGACCAACGGTGACCAGACCGGACGCTACGCTGGCACAAGGCAGATGAATTCCTCTCTGGCTGACCGCTTTTCACGGGTCATCCGCTTTGAGTACCTGTCCAAGGCTGACGAGGTGACTGCGCTGGTGAGGCATACCCAATGCAATGCCCTGCTGGCTGGGCACGTTGTGGATGCCATCAATGCCGCCCGTGCCAAGGTGGAGACCGGAGACGTTATCGATGCCCCGTCCATCCGCTCTGCCATTGCCTTTATCCGCGCACTGAACGTGCTGTCTGTTGACGAGGCATGGGCCTCAGCAGTTACCGCCCGTCAGCCTAGCGAGTCAGCCGCCGCTCTTGATTCGATCAAAGCGGCCTACCTCAACCCCTCACAAATTGAGAAATGGATTTGATCATGCGTAAATATTTTGGCTGGGAATTCAAACCCGCACTGACAACCGCCATCCACAAGATGGCCTCTGACCTTTCGATTCGGAAAGTCAACGTCCAATTCCAAGAGTGGATCCCTACGGCGGCTATCAACAGGCACGGGCAGATCTACATCACCAACATCAAGGATGATGCGGTGATGAGCCAGCTTGAGTTGCAGAAATTCACAGGCTTTGGTCTGCATGAGTTACTGCACCGCAAGTTTACTGACTTCGACCAGATCGACACAAGCAAGTCACCCTACCTGATTGGTCTGCACAATGCCCTTGAGGATGCCTACATTGAGAACCGCGCAGTGCGTATGGCGCTGACCGGAAACGCGCAGGGTCTGCTGGGTCTGCTGATCGACACAATGGCGACTCAAGCCCTTGTCGAGGTCAAGGATTGGTCTGACCCTAAGCAGTACCCCTTCGCCCTCGCCGTGTATGCACGTAAGCATGGTCAGGTGCGTGTACCACTGGCAAAGGGTCTGCGTCCAATCTTTGACGAGGCTTGCTCCCGTCTTGAACAGGCGAACGGGACTGCTGACACTTGGAAGATTGCTGAGTGGGTCTACGCGCAACTTCTGACCCCAACCCCGCCAGAGCCGCCCGTTGGCCCAACAGAGCCGCCGGATGGCCCACAGGATGGCCCTACAGAGCCTCCAGACGGCCCCACAGAGCCTTCAAATGACGAGGGTGATGGTGACCCACAGGACGAGGCTGACGAGGGCACTGGCGAGGCTAAGACACCGCGCCGCCCCAGCGGCAAGGACGTTACCCCCCGCTCCACTGAGCCTGATGTGGATCTGCCCCCAGAGTCAAAAAGCGGCGGCTCTACCTCTGAGACCGACATTCGCAAAGAGGGCTACCACGTTGACACAAAGCGTTGGACTATTTCAATCTAAGGAGACCCCATGATTCCCGCAAAACTTCGCTACGAAATTCGCAAGATGTTTGAGAACAGCGGCACTGAGGAATTCAACATCAACCGCCGCACTGGTTCGCTCAACATCAACGCCCTGTCAAACATCGGGCATAGTGACCGCCTGTTTAAACGCCGCCACGAGGTGGCTGGTGTTGACTCAGCGGTGACCATTGTGCTGGACTGCTCCGGTTCGATGGACTTTTTCGGACGCATGCCCAATGCCGTCAATGTCTGCTACGCCCTGCTGACTGTGCTTGCCGCCTCTGGTGTAGCTACCAGCGTAGTCACATTCAACCATGTGATCAGCGTTCTAAAGCCTTGGTCAATGCCAGTGCCGCGCACCAAGGCACTGCTTGAGTGCGTATCGCCCAGTGGCAATACGAACGACTATCCAGCCCTCTCCTATGCTCACGGCATGCTGTTACGCCGCCCAGAGGCGCGAAAGGTCTGCTTTGTCCTGACTGATGGCGAGGGTGACCCTGATGCTACCCGCGCACAGTGCTACTCCGGTGCAAAGCTGGGCGTGACAACGATAGGTGTAGGCATTCTGGAGGACGTGGGCCATGTGTACCCCAACGCCGTCATGGTCAACAAGGTTGAAGACCTTGGCACGGTGGCATTCAACAAACTAAAACTTGCGGCGTGAGCCGCGCAGGAGAAATGAAATGAAGACTTATCAAATCGAATTGAAACGCACCAGCTACGTCAACCTCACCGTGGAGGCCGACTCTGTGGAGGAGGCAGAAGAACTGGCATGGGATGAGTTGCAATCGGACGGGTCTTATGGCTTGACCTATGCGGACTGGGAAATCGAGTCCATCGAATTAAATCAAGGAGAGACAGCATGAAGATAGCCTTTCAATACAAGAGATCAGAGGGCTACTGGATTGCCCGTTGCTTGGATGAACTTGGGCAAATTGGGCCTATCGCATCCAGCATCACCAAAGAACTGGCGGCATTTGAACTGGGTCTGTTAAAGGGCCAGCATCCAGAGTTGTTTGCACGGCCTCTTGAAGAATTTTTTAAAGGAGAGACAGTATGAAAGCAGGCGACAACATTGTGGTCATTATTGACCGTGACATCAAGGGGGCAGAGGTGATTGAGGTGCGGCCTGATGGCATGGTGGTGACATCCATCAAGACCTACTACGGGGACAACGCCGAATTTCCGCGCAACAAGGTGTTCACCGCATCTGAATGGGATCTGGTCAAAGGAGAATTTTTATGAAGACATCTGAACTGACAGGCAAAGCCCTTCGCTGGGCGGTGGTGCGGATCGAATGCACCAAGCCAGTGGTCATTGGAACAACCACATTGAACGTATTCAACTACGCCAACGCCCCCCAATTCTTTAGCCCTGATGTTAACTGGGCACACGGCGGTGTCATCATTGAGCGGGAGCGCCTCGAGGTTCGCCCGTACGGGGAAAAATGGATTGCTACCGACAACTTGACCAATCACACCATCGGCCCAACACCCCTTATCGCCGCAATGAGATGCTATGTAGCGAGCAAACTGGGCGATGACATTGAGATACCGGAGGAACTGAATGTTTAAACGAGAAGACCTGATCACCCGTGTTGTGTTCTTGCTCGCCATCATTGTGGTGGCGCTTGATCTTTTATATTGGAGACCCTAGATGATTGAACCCGCAACTGATGACCGTAGCGATCCCACTGACGTTTTGCTCAGTGTTGCCGCGCTTCTTGAGGAATCTAAGCTTGATCACGACATGGTCTGCGCTTTGCTGCACAAGGTGCTTGCCAGCCTGTCAATCATGACGCAGACCCGTGAGGAGTACTTGCAACGCTCTGCCCATTGCTATGACTTGGAAATGTTTTTAAACCCGCCACAAAAAGGAGTGCATTGATGTATTTACAACCTGTGATTGATTTGATACGCGAGACCGGATATGAGGTCACGATCCACGATTACGGCAAGGACAGCGTTGCATTCTGTCTGGCGGTAATGTTTGATGATTTTGAAGACCTCTACTATATCGGCGAACTGCTTGGCGATCTTGGTCTGGGCGCGGCCTTGGTTAAAGAGAAACTAATTTTCTTTCCAAAAGCCAAGATTGATGCTGAGTTGTACGAGTACATCTGTGCGGCTGGTAAAGACGCTGACTGATCCGTGCCCTCACTTTGTCAGACAGGCAGCACTTTTCAGCCATCTCTTGGAACTCCATGAGAACACGCAACTGTTTAAAAAAGGTGAGCGCTACATTCGGTACAGCCCAAAAAAACAGCACTGGTGCGTCCTTTCGCACAGTATCAGTCCACAGATAAGGGGGCGGTACACAACCGTGATGAGAGCGGTGTTTTATGCGTTGAAATGAAGAGGGGGGGTGAAGCAATGACTTCATCCCCCCTCCCTTTTTTTGTCTGTACTTGTGCGTTTAAACGTCAAATGAATCTAGGTTCTCCGTGTAGTTTCCTGCGGTCTTGTTGTAGAGCAGGGTAGTCTCGCCCTGCGTCCCGACCCAGCGATACCTACACTTCCAAACCGCAATCTCGACAAACCGATCCTGCCTGTGGACGGTGATGCCGCAATCGGTCTTCGCCCACCACGCCATCGACCCGCTGATCGACATGCCGTCCGGTCTGGGTTGCTCGACCCCCGCGCGGTTGATCTTGCTGGGATGGGCGACAAACCATGTGTGTACATCGTGGGTCATGCAGAACTTCTTGACCTTGGTCAGGATGTCACTGATGGCGTTGGTCTCCGACCTGTCACCCGCTGGCTGATCGATGTAGTTGTACGGGTCAATCACCAGACCCCTGACCCCCATTCTCTTGACGGCGGCTTTCGCCCTTGTCAGGATCGAATCCATTGTGTTCGGCTCTTCGCCTTGGGTATCGATGAACAGGAAGTGATCCTGTACCCACTTGAACGCCTCATCTGAGACCTGCTTACTCATGCGGTCACGGCCTTCGTAGAACGACTGAAAGCTGTATAACTCCATCAGGCGAGTGATATGGACTTCAGGCTGATTCTCAAAGGAGCAGATGGCAAACTTCCAATCTGAAGACCTCGCAAGGTTGACCATGATCTGATCAACAAAGTTGGACTTACCGCTGGACGGGTAACCCGTGACCACCGTGAGCTGGCCCGGGGCAATCGTGTAAACGCTATCAATCGATGGGAATCCTGTGGTGAAACCCTTGCCCGTTCCCTTCGTGTACAGGTCATTTATCTTGTCGAGATACGTGTTGGCCTCTGAAATCCCGTTGATGGGATAAGGCTCGGCGTCTGCCATGATCTTGTTTAAACGATCAACAGGTACGTCGTCGAGCGTCGGGTTGTCGTCGAGCCAAGCCTCGTTTAAATCCTTCCACACAAACTTGGCGAGGCGGCATTTCTCTTTGCCAATCCTTCGGGCCAACTCTTCTGCCAGCGCTTGACCAGCAGGGTCTTGGTCTGTGGCGAGGACAACGTAGGGGGCGGCATCGATGATTTCACGCGCATTCCAGACAAAGCCAAACTTCTTGTCCTCACTGGGCAGGACTTTGCCGTCCGCAACCTTGACCGGAGCACCGCTTGGGACGCTCACAACATTCTTGATCCCAGCCTCAATCGCTGTCAGGCAATCTATTTCGCCTTCAACAATGATCAGCGGCTCACCCTTGATGACCGTATCTATCCCAAAAAAATCATGTGCCCCACCTGCGTCTTGGGTGAAATCCTTGGCTTCGATTGACCTGTACTTCGCCGATACCAACGCACCATCACGGTAGTAGGGGAACCCAACCGCCTGTGTCAGCTTGCTCAAACGCGAGAAGAACTTCTCTGCTGAGAACAAGCGCATGGTGTCTGCGGTTTTTTGTGAGATGCCCCTCGACTTTAGGAAAGCGTAGTGCTGGTCGGTCAGGCGCTTGTTGACGATAGCTCGGGCTGGTACGACTGACAAATGAGTCTCCTTTGGCTGTACGGAACCCGCCGCATAGCAGTGATGGCAGTGATAGACAACAGCCCCGTCACCCTTGCGGGTTAGGGTCATGTCTTTGAGGTTTTGTTTTTGGCGGGTCGGACTGCAAAAGGGGCAGATGACCCGAGTGGTTTCGTTGAAGTGGGTCTCAGCAACGAGGACGTCAATCATTTAATGGCCCCTGAAGAGGTGCGTTTAAACGATCGATTGACGGAGGCTGGCTTGGCTTTAAGGTTGCTGCGGACGGTAGTCCCGCCTTTACTGAGAGGGGCGATGTGGTCTACGTCTTTGCCGTCTCCCTTGTGAACCAGACCCTCCCGCTCCAACATCCTTCGGGCCTTGTTTCTCTGCGCCCTTTTCTTTTTAACAGCAGGGCTACCATCGTAGGCTTGTTCTTTTTTGTAGTCACGCATTTCTTTGCTCCTCTACCGCATCTGCGATACGTCCAATCTGATCAGCAAGATTGTTGATGGCCTCAGCGATCAGCATGCTGTGTGCCTCAAGGCCACCGTAAGGTGTGCCGTCCGAAGTTCCTGCCCCATTGTTTGAAATGATGTGTGCGGCGCGAATGATGGCTTCGGCAACGCTATTGTTTTCTTCTGTCAATTGTTCTCTCCTTGTAGGTGGCGTGTGTTAAACAAACATATCTTGAAGAACAACACGCCCGTTGATCATCTTTACTTCCGGCTCATCATCATCTAAGACGGGCAAGCCTTCAGTCCCATCCAAATTTAACTCCACCTCATTCATCAGAGTCAAATGAACCGAAAACAATCGGAAATTAAAGTGTTCCTTACTGTAAAAAAATCTTCTGCTTCTCAACAACTTCGCCTTTGCCATGTCTTGTGTCTTGGCAAAGGTCTCCAACATTGCTCGCTCATTTGGGTTGCCCACTTTTTTTGATGATGTGTAAGCAAACCCTGCGATTGTTTTTTTAATCTCAATTGTTCCTATCCTCGTACCTCTTGGCATTTTTGGCTCCTTGTAGGTGGGGGTACTCGCTTGGCCGCTATATCCTCGCTGTATATGCCCGAGTCAGCATCACAGTCGCAACACTCCGCTTTCCCCCCGAAACTTAAAGTTTGGTTTGGTTAACAATCCCTGTCTTGCCGCGAGACCAGAGCATGAGGGTGACGCGGTTGGCGCCAGCCAGCATCAAGTCATTCGCGGTGTAAACAGATCTGTTGTGAGTCGGGTAGCCCGGGCCAACGAAGAAACCATCATTCCGATAGTGCGGAAGATACGTCACTGCGTTGAGTTGGTAGGCGTGGTTCTCTATTCGATCTACGGTGTCTTGTGTCATGTTCTATCCTCTGTTAATGGTTTTGGTGGCTCTTGATGGCTGCGATTGATCTGCGTTAATTTTTTCTGTATCTCCTTGTAAATTGACATGAAGGTCGCTTCGCTGACCCCCCAATGCCTGTTGTTTGCGATGATGTCCGAAACCTCTCTGCTTGTAAACCATAACAGAGGCTTGCGCTTTCTGTACTCCAGATGTTCCCTAAGTTCATCGGCGACAGCCTTGTAATATTCTTTAGTGTCCATGTACCTCCCGTATAGCCCCTCGCGGGGCTTTCTGATAATTTTCACCCAAAGACCCCCCTTCCCCGCAACGCAGGAAAGAGAGGGAAGGTGCTTCACCGCTCAGTGAGCATCATCATGCTACGGATTGGATACCGTAAGCCCCTCGGCTTGATGATTCGACCAGCCGTGCGGGTTTCTGGGGGTAGTTGCCCCGTAGCCCGTAGACTTGATGATGATGCCCAGTGCTGAACTCTGGGTTACCTGCGATGACAGGCTGTGGCTCCATCTCTGACCTCTTGCGTACCACTAGGATTCAGCCGCAAGACACACTACATCTTCTGTAGACCACTGCATTTCAACCAATGCATTCATCATCATCAAATCTACGGTTGCATACCGCATAACCCTTTTCTTCCGCGCCGTCAGGATGAACGCTTGCTATCGTGCGGAGTACGAGTTGGAAAAGTACAGACGAAAAAAAGCCGTTAGAAAAGACCCCGGGTGAGAAACCGATTGCTTTGTGGGCAACCAGCGCCCCAAACGGGGCCGGAGTCTTATCTAACGGCATTCACTTCGTTGGAGTCTCACCACCAACTGACGCAACTCTAACAGAATTATTCAACGCTTGTCAACACATATTTTTGTTGGTGTTTACCCTAACCTCAATTACCGGTTTTTTACCGGTTTCTTACCGGTTTCTTACCGCTTTTTTACCGGCGTATCAGTCGTATCAGCCGTATTAACCTATGTTTAAACGCAACCTTTCGTCAGTTTTGTCAGCTCCCAATTCTGGCGCCAACCCCGGCCAATGGGGCCGGACAACCCCGGTCAATTGGGTCGGACAACCCTGACAACTCGCATAAACCTATGTTTAAACGCCTGATACGTCTGTAACGTCTGTAACGGCTGCTACCGGGCGGGGCATCAACCCCGGCGCTAACCTCGGCCAATGGGTTTTTTACCCCGGCCTATTTGCTATGTTTAAACGTAACTTTGTCGTTAGAAAATCCAGAGAGTAAGTTGGCCTGCGAACTCTGCGAATTGTGCGAATTGTGAGCATTCATACGGGGTTGCGTGGGGTTTGGCAGCTTGCGAACTCTGCGAAATGAGGTCACAGCTCCGCAATGGCTGTATGTTTAAACGCATCATTCCCTCAGTTCCCGGCGGGAACCCGGGGAACCGAGGGAATAAAAAACGCAGAGTTAAGCTCGCTCGCCTGCTCGCCTGCTTTTCGTTTACACTGATCCTGCTCGGTGCTACACCGCGCAGTTGTTCTATTCCTCCTTTGCCCCGGCCTTGTGCCGGGGTTTCTTTTTGGGGGCAACACAATCAATCCTCTCGATCAGGATCTCAGCCCTTGGGTTCTCTGGGTCAAGCCCCCAATAGGCATGGCGCTCCTTGACCTGCCTGTCGTTTTCATAGATCAGCCCCTGCATCAGGTCGAGGATCAATGACTCATCAAGGTCTGGCCTTCGGCTGGCGTACCAAATGTGCAGAGTAATCCGTAGGTCGCCAGTCATGAGCTGGGCCAACGGCCTGCATTGCTGTTTAAACATGTCAGAGTAGCTCAGCGCCTTCTCGCTCTTGATGAGACGGGACACCCCTCCAAACCGCACCAACCTCCGACTGTTGGCTTTTGACGCCGGTTCACCAAAAATAATTTGCACAAGGGCTTGCATTTGTTGTGTATCATCACTATCATTGAGTTTGTCAGTCATAAAAACCTTTGGAGAAAAGATGCAAGTTACGAACGTTCACAACCTGCCAGAGCCACTTGTGACTCTAGCACGGAGAGAGTATTACAGCAAGGGGGCTGCTCAGTACAGCGTCACAGAGATCATGTCTCCCCCCAAGATCCGCAGGATGCGAGAGAAGTACGACGATCAGATCGTGACGGATGTCTCCCAGATGCTGTGGTCGCTGCTGGGTTCTGCCCTGCACGTTGTCATGGAGCGCGGCGAGACCTCCGGCTGGATCAAGGAGGAGCGTTTGTTCGCGGAGGTGGACGGGGTATCCATCAGCGGCGCAATCGACCTACAGGAGGAGGGGGAGGGCGGGATCACCATCTATGACTACAAGTTCACCTCCGCATGGGCAGTCATGCAAGAGAAGGAGGAGTGGACTCAGCAGCTAAACATTTACAAGTGGCTGGTCGAGACGGTCAAGCAACGCAAGGTTGTGGGTCTGAAGATCTGCGCCTTGGTCAGGGACTACAGCAAGCATGACCTGCGGGAGGCTTACCCTGCCGCCCCCATTTGCATTGTTGACGTGCCCCTGTGGGACAGCGTCAAGACTGAGATGTACATACGGGAGCGTCTGGAGATGCACCGTGAATCCAAGATGAGAGCGGACTTTGAAGAGGATCTTCAGAACTGCTCCAACGAGGAACGGTGGATGTCGGAAACGACATTCGCGGTTAAGAGGGAGGGTAGGAAGACTGCCATCCGTGTTTTTAAAACCATAGAAGAGGCCACTGAACTGGCTGAGAAGGAAAAAGGATATGTCGAAACAAGACTCGGAGAACCG